GCAGCTGCGACGGGAAACGTGACTAACCAGAATGTCAATATTCAGAACTCTGGTGCACCTTCCCGTCAATATTTTGCGGCCAACAGTAACTGCAACGGCGCTACCTTGCAGGCGACACCCTTTTACATGGGTAACGACTCTATCCCGTTTCAATCTGACGGGTATGTTCGTAACAATAACTACGGATTACAAGTCAGTGTAAATATCCCGTTAGATGGAAGCATGGTAGAGCTTTGCAAGAGCATTGCTCGTAGGCATGAACAAAAGATGCGTCTTGATTACGAACTTGTTCGTGCACTTAAATGTACTGAAATAATGAAAACCGGGTTTACATTTAGACCTGGCAGCCGTGTAGAGGTTCTCTGCCATGACATCGTACCAATAGTTTCAATAACAAATGCTAGAAGCAATAGTGTCGCTAGCGATAGCGACGGTGGCAGCGGGAGCGGCATTGAACAACCGGCTACACCAACGGATCAATAACGTACATGACCGTATTAGCGGCTTAGATCGCCGTATCGACGGCGTTGAACTAGGTGTTGCCCAGGACTATGTGTCCAAGACAGACCTACAGACAATGGTCGATCGTATGGAAGATCACATGGTACGTATTGAAAACAAACTTGACCAAATAGTTCTTAGGAATGGCTAAGAAAAAGGCGACAGAAGATCAGTTCAACGAACTGCACAACCTTATTACTACTGAGTTTCTTGCACGCATCAAATCTGGTGAAGCAACAACTCAAGACCTGAAAGCAGCGTGTGACTGGCTAAAGACTAACGACATCTCTGGTGTTGCCTACGACGGCAACCCGTTGTCGAAACTAGCCGCTGTCATGCCTGAGGTCGATCCCGAAATGGTCCAGCGGAGGCTGTATGGCAAAGCCTCGGTTTAGTGGACCTAAATACGCCAACGGGAACCACAAGTCCCAACAAAAGGCATACAACAAGACATCAAAGGGTAAAGCACTGCGTGTAAACGCAAACCGACTACGCCGTCAACTGAAGATTCGCAAGGGTGATCCTCGTGATGCTGCTCACTACAAAGGCAGCACTACGAAAGGACGACCGCAGATGCGATCGAAAAACAGAGCTAGCCGTACTAAATGACCCCTTTGCTTCCTACTCCTGATCATTACTTATACAACCTAATAACCATGACGTCTCCAGAAGCTAAGCGCCTGTGGAGGCGCAGCATCAAAGAGCACTTTGGATGCACATGTGTTTATTGCGGAAAAACTTATGAATTACACGAACTTACACTGGATCATGTTCATCCTCGCAGTCTTGGGGGTGAAGACATCACATCGAATGTTGTTCCAGCCTGTACCTGTTGCAATCAGGACAAAGGAAGTACCCATTGGCGTTCATGGATGAGGGAACGCTTTGGACAAAATCTACTTAGGGAAGGACTGATTCTTTCCCATATCTCGTAGACAACTTATCCACTTAGGTACATAGCGCCGCCTTCGGGCGGCTTTTTTTAATGAAACAATCCCAGTATTCCTGGGATGAGTGGAAAGCTAAGGCAGCTAAAGAGTATAAAAAAGGTGTATATACTGCACAAGATATGGTTCGAGACTGGGGATACCCTAAAGGTATTGACCCAGACAGGTTTCGTCTTATTTTCCGCAGTGGTGTGCCTGGTCTAAAAGACCGAGAAAAGATCAATCAAGGCAAACGTATTTCGAGCAGAAAACGTAACGCTAAAGAAACCACATCTACAAATCTTGCCGAGGCTGAACGCAAATCCCAAGACAAACAGTTCAAGCAAACACTAGACGAAGCATCGCTTTTTGCTCTTAACGACAAAGAGCTTGCAACAATGGTTGAACATGGAGTTAGCATTAATACGTTTGATAATGTTGACTCAGACTTTGCTTCTGGTGACCCATCTAATCGTTATCTCCAACCAGTTACTGAAGGAATTGAAAAAACTGATTTTGAAAAATATCTTATTGACCAAGGCCTTGATAAACAATACACTATTTTAGATGATGAAATAACAGGTGGTAGAAGGGTTGTTGACAATAAATTTGCTAATACCTTTCAGTTTCCGTCTGAGCAAGGTGTTGCTGTAAACAGCATTGACGATCTAAAAGCCTCGTTGGCTACTCCCCATCTCGGACGACCTTCGCGCAAGGCTGCTATTGCCGACATCCTCAAAGCTCGTGCAACTAAGGCTGCTGGCAAACTAATTCCTGGCCTGGACCTAGCTATCTCTGCTGCAGAAGTAGCCAGCTACGCACAGATGGGTCGATTTGACCAAGCTGCTTTGGCTGGTCTTAGCGGCATCATCGGCTTTGTACCTGGTGGTGGTGATTTAATTGCTGCTGGTATTGATGGATATAACGGTGTTCTAGATGTTCAACGCTACGATGGTACATCTGCTGGCGGTGCATCATTTGCAAATGCCTTTGATTCACTTCGTTCAAGCAAGATAAGAGGCCGCTCAGGGGCTGCACAAGGCACTTAATAACCACCTTTAATACATATCTCTATGAATAACGTCTTAGAGGCGTTACAGGACGATTTCAAGCTGTTTCT